TATCAGCTTAATTCCTGCGGTATGGTCACTGGCGGTCGCCTTTATTGCAGCAATTGGCTGGGTGCCATTATTGATTATTGGTATTGTTGCTGGGGTGGGCATCTTAATTGCTAAATGGGATGAATTTGTTACCGCGTTTAGTGATACCTCATGGTTTTTGGGTATTCAAGCCGCACTAGGTTCATTTGTAGGTTATCTCAGCAGCATTGGAGACTGGTTTAATAGCACTTGGTCTAGTATTACCGGATTCTTTAAAAGCAACACCCTCAATGCCAGCATTGAGCAACAAGCAAATATTATTAATAAAAGCCTCCCTCTTTCTTATCATCAAGCAAGTAATACACAACCTACAACGATACCGAGCCGTTATTCTTCTCAAACAATACAAAATCAAACAACGACACATAGCGTGGGGGCGATTAATGTCAATACAACTAATGCACCGGGTCGTGCTGAAATGAATGCGTATATGGCAATGGTGACACCATGACAGTGCCTATTATTTATCATGACCTACTCATTGTTAATGGCGATATTGTTCTTGATGAAGGACGTAATCCACGCCTTATTACCAATGAAGCGTGTATTGCTCAAGATGTAAAACATGCCATTTTAGAAAGTGGCTTGGCCGTACAGCTTGTTGCTGAGCGCAGCCCAACGATTATTCGAGATATTGAACATCAGATAATACTGTTAGCTGAACATGATTTACGGATTATTCCAGGCACGGGAGCAATCACTCACATTGATAGCTCTCGCTTATTGACCGCCAGTACGTATGAATTTGGAGAATTTGAAGTATGGCTATAGAAACAAAATACCCTGAATTCGTGCAAGTATTAAAAAATAATCAAATACCCACGACAGAAGACGAAATCCATCTTATTTTTGATAATGAAGTGAAGGTACAAGGTTCGTTAATTAATAACGATCCTAAATACTCACCCTTTTGGCGTCTTATTACGAGCATCATCAAAAAGCCATACTTTTGGTTAGTGTCTTTTTTGGTGAATACCGTATTACCCCAATCCTTTGTTAAAACATCAAGCGGCCTCTTTCTCGATCTTTATCTTCAATCGGTGAACTTAAAACGTAAATCCGCCAGTAAAGCACAAGGTTTTGTGATTTTTGAACGAGAACTGGGCGCGCCTGAAATATTATTACCAGCAGGATTCACTATTAGCACTGACCGTATTAACGATACGATTTACCAATTGATTATTCCGATAGAAACGACACTGCCTGCGAATGCTGTCTCAATAAAGGTTGATTGCATTGCTGCAAATACAGGGGGGGGATTTAACCTCTCGGGAGGATATTACTGCATTCCTCAAACGCCACTTCCTGGCTTATTACGCGTGCATAATCCTGATGATTGGTTAAGTGTTCCGGGCGCTGATACCGAAAAAGACAGCGACGCAAAAGAGCGTTATCGCGCTCAATTTACAGCAGCGTCCGGTTGGTATATTGATGATAAATATAAATTGATCATGAGTGAGTTTGGTGGTGTAAAGGCCGATCAGATTTATATTGAAAAAAATGCGCCTCGGGGACCAGGGACGGCTAATGCGTACTTATTATTAGACAGCGGTACGGCAAGCGATCCTTTTTTAACGGCCATTAATCACGCTATTCGTATTGACGGTTACCATGGTTTGGGTGATGACATGTTAACCCAAGCATTACCTGAAAAATTCATCAGCATTAATATCGAAGTGTTATTTATACCAAACATAGATGTGGATGAGATTGAAAGGGTTAAACACAATATAGAGCAGTATATTCGGTGTGTCTTTCGTGAAAACCAGGCTTATCCCCTCGCGATGAAAACCTGGCCATTAACGTTATTTAGCTTTTCGACGCTTAACCAGGAGCTGAGAAATACCTTCAATCAAATAGCATCACTGTATTTTATTAACCGTGATTTTAGAATGGCGATGGAAATCGCACGTATTCAACAATTAACAATAACGGATATGGCCCATGCTTAAACTGGAATTACCGTTTTGGATGCAACGAGGAGAATTACACAAACTTAATCTTGCGGCGCAATCTTTTTGGACGCAAGTGGAACAGTGGCTGTCTATCCCCTTATCAAAATTTGATTTAATGACGTGTGATTTGATATTGGTTGATCACATTGCTTGGCAACGAAAAATCAAACGCCTAGATAATGAAATTGAACCTATTTATAGGCGGCGTGTAAACCATGCTTTCGTCAATGCGCAAGATGCAGGCATGAATCAAGGGATGTACGCTATTTTTGAGCGCCTTGGCATTCCCATCTTTGACATCAAGGAACGTCAACCCGATAAAGATTGGGATATTGTCACGATTGAAATGAGTGATGATATTTTATCTAACCATAAAATACTCATCAATTTATTGGTGCAAACCTATGGGGCAACATGTCGACGTTATGAATATAGCGTAACGACGACACTCTCTCAATCTGTGGCGGTGGGAGAAATGAATTGGAATCATCAAACCCTTGTAGCCACCTTTCCTCTTATTACAGCGTTGGATCCATTATGAGTAAAACAATATTAACAGCAGCATTTGCAACGTATCAGGCACAATGTATCGCGGCAGATCATCCTGTTATTTTAGATGAATTTGTTTTTGCCCTCATTCCTCATCAAGATCCAAACGCGCCCATTCATCCTGAAGAAACGTTACCAACCAACGAGATGATTAAAGGCCGATTTAAGATCACCCAGAAAGGAATGATTAACCCTAATGCCGTCGTGTATTCCATTATTCTGGGTACTGAGATTGGCTCATGGGATTTTAACTGGATTGGACTGATCAACAGTGACACCAATTTGGTGGCTGCGATCACCCATACCGTTCCCCAAACAAAAGTGAAAGCCGATCCCACTAACAATATTGAAGGCGATACGTTAACGCGCAATATTATTACGTCCTATGTTAATGCTGCTAAATTAACGGAGATTAACGTCACCGCTGACGTTTGGCAGTTAGATTTTAACCAGCGCCTAATAGCGATGGATGATCGAGTGCGACGAGAAAATACAGACAGTTATGGCACAAGTAGCTTTATTGATGATGCATGGTCGGTAGAGGTACTCAATAACGGGCTCGTTGTGAATCCTGGTACGGGGTATGTTAATGGGTTACGGTGTGTCAATGAGAAACGCACTCCCCTTGATATGTCATCTCTCTCCTTACCTATTACGGTTTACTTAGAAGCGAGTTTTGAAGGAACAATAAACAGTGAGTGGCAAACACGCACACGCATTGTTATTGCAAATAACCACCCAACTGAGCGTATTTATGAAGGCATCAGATATTACAGTTGTCCAATAGCTCTAATTAAAACGATTAGTGACATTAAAGATTTACGCACCTTAGATTGGCGCTCAACGCATTTAAATGAAAAGAATGATCCCCATTCACAATATACAAAGAAAAGTGATGTTGACACTTATGTGTCACTAACAACCACAAATAAAGCTGGACTGATTACATTGGCAACTCAAGCTGAAGTAAATACTGGCACAGATAAGAAAAAAGCCGTGACGCCTGCGACTTTAAAAGTGGTAACTAATGCCATTAATAGGCAGATAACCGATCAAGGTACATTATTATCTAAATATGCCAATACTGATGAATCAGGATGGATTGAATTAGCAACACCTTCCGAAGTCACTGCGGGGTCTGATGGCATTAGAGCAGTCACTCCCGCCACACTAAAACCAGTAATTGATAACACTAAAAACTACGCATCAGAACAAGCAAAACAAGAAGCTAACCGAGTTAAGTCTGAAATTTATGGTGGTACACCTGCGGCAACACTCGATACTATCAAAGAAGTTGCTACAGCTTTGACTGAAACAGGTGATGCGGTAGCTACCTTACTTAAACAGTTAGGTGAAAAGTTGCCTAAAACGGTATTTGATGCCTTTAAAAAAACGGTGACAGATAGCCTCAATAAGAAGTTAGGCAAAAATGACTCAGCGTATAATTCATGGCGATTTAACAGCCTCGGGCCTGATGCGTACCTGTGTGATAACGGTTGGAATGAACATCCCGGACAGGATGCTAATACTCAAACCCAAATGAGTGCAGATTTTACCTACAAAAACGATTCCCCTCTTCAAGGATCATTAATACGAATAGGGGGT